GCCTCAGCCTGACGCTCCTTTGCATCCGTCAACGCCTTTTGATATTCGGTATAAATAGCTGAACCAATCGTCGCCCCATAAATCGTGTCATTCAATGTTTGTTGCTGGTCGTTCAAATCCTTGGTTGAAGCTGTTTGAGCATCAGTTGCATCAGTCACCGACAACTTGGCTTCAGCCAAATTCAGTTCTGCTCGACGAATATCAATAGGTGAAGATTCAGGGTCTTTACGAACCTTGATTAGATTCATCTCAGCATCAGCAACAGAATAGATCGCCTCTTCAACTGCATAAGTTGCCCGTTCCTGGTCACGCTTAGCTTTATCCAAAGCCGTCTGAGCTGCAATAGCCTCCGGTGAACCAGCACCATACCCTTGCGAAATCTTGTCAAACTTCGCTTGAGCCTCAGCCAACGCAGCATCAGCCTCTTTTTTGGATTTATTAGCACCCTTTGAAGACTTAGTTGCAGAGTCAAGAGACTTCTGTGCAGAAGTGGCAGACTTCAATGAATCGCTATATTCCTTCATGTAATCGGTGGCTTTTTTAATTGAACTGCCAGATTTTTTTACACCATCACTAAGATTAATAGCTTTTGGAATTAAAGCTGTTGCAGCCAAAGAAGCTGAACGAGTTGATTGGCTCATACGGTCAAGAGAGTCGGAAACGTCTTTAGGTGGTTTCCCAAAATTGGCCAATTCAACTGAAGCTAAATAAACTTGCCGTCTAAAGCCATCAAACATTGCTCCAGCATTAGCCAAAGCATCCTCGGTAGCGAATTGAATTTCCTTCATTGCAACTGCAACTGCTAAAGATTTGGCAGCACCAACTAGGTTTCCCTTCAAACCATAAGCAAGAGCAGCACCGTCAGCAATAATACGAACAGTTTTAGCAATCTCATGTGTGAACGAAACAAGCGACAAATATGCTGATTCAATAACATTTATTGCGGTTATTCCAAATTCGCCCATTTGTGCCGTTGCCATAGCCAACGCACCAGAGATGCCTTTTTCTTTGACATTCTCAGCAAATATTTTAATTGCTGGAACCACAGTTTGATTCATTGTTGAAACAAAGTTTTTGAAATATGGAAGAAGAACTAAACCTATTTCAGTTGCAGCATCACTCAACGATGCTTTGAGAATACGCATTTGGTTAGCGAAACCACCAGAGGTTCTTTCAAAGTCGCCTTGAGCTAACGCAGTATCTTTTAGGATAAGGGCATACGATGCTTGCGTTTTGGCAGTAATGTCCAATGCGCCTTTGCCATCGTACAGGCCAAGATTCATCGCTTCCTGCTTGAGTCGCACATCGTTGATGGCGACACCAAACCGTTTCAAAGGTTCAGCTTCTCCGGACAAACCAGAGCGCAATGCTTGGATTGCTTCTTCAATATTTGTGTTATTGAATGAAGCCAAGTCTGCAGCTAAACCAAGCAATGTTGTGCTCATTTCGGCAGCTTGACCTTTGCCAATACCAAAAGCCTGAATTAAGTTACCAAAAGTTCCAGCAGCTTCTAAAGCGGATTGTTTGGTAATACCAAATGAAACAGCCGATGTTTTGGCAAAATCATTGACAACTTTTGCTGAAGCACCAAAAACTGTATTTACTTTAGATTGAGATTCTTCCAAATTGGAAGCCATATCAACAAGTTTGATCGAACTAGCAGCAATAGCACCAAACGCTGCGGTACCGGCTACAGCAAGGGTGCGGAAGGATGGGACAAGGGTTTTAAGTTTTCCACCTATACCGTTTACATCATCGCTGACTTTCTTGATTCCTTTGTTGAATCCAAGTGTGTCAGAAATGAATTTAACAACGAACGTGCGCTCACCAGCCATGCGCCGATTCTACTCAATAACCGACAACCCATTCCGCAAAGCCCTGAACTCTTTCAACATCGCTGAATATAAGTCTTTCCCTGATAGACCATCCCAACGAGAAATATCTACAGGAGCATTCCACCAAGCCTCACTCAAAACCTCCGCACCAGCACGACGCTGACGTGGCTGACGTACTTGCTTTGCGCGTGGTGCTACAGGATTAGAAGCAACCTGAACATCGAGTGTGAACGAAGAATCCAACAATTGACCATGACCCTCATGGAACTCAAAGGGTTGATCTGGTGCGTGTTGTGGAAGATAGAAAATTCGTGCAGGGTCTTTAGTCTGAGGGTCACCAACTAAACCAATACGGTCATGCAACTCAGCCCACACCACCCGCCACAACGACGCAGGCACCTTCTCCGCCAACGGCAAGACCAGGTGATAGTGAGGATCATCCAACCGATGCGAATACGTCGAATAGGCAAACCATTCCAAACCGTCCAGTCGAGCATTGTCAAAGGCTTCGCTGTCCATGTCCACCACAAGGGCTTCAACAAAGCGAACATTACGGTTACCTCTAGTAGTACCAGCGTCATACTCAACAGGTGACCACAACGACCCAGCCTGCTTCACAGGGTTCTCCTCATGGAACGCCAACAACTCCTTCAAGTCATCCCACGACGAAGCCAAAGGCTTCGGATAAATCGACTTCAAATCCTTAAATAGAACAGCCATAACCCCTCCTCCTAGAAGGGTACAGGAACCTCAGCCAAAGTCAAGCATTATCTTTTAAGGCTAATCTTTGACGAAAACCAAGCCCTTGTCAGTCATGTTGTAAACACCGCCAGCCTCAGTACGGGCTTTAGTAGCAGCAGCTTTATCATCAGACAATTTGGCTAAAACTCGGTCAATGGCATTCAAATATTCGTTAGCAATGTTTTGCTTCTCTTTACGGACAGTAGGCCAAAAGAAATAACCGGAACGACCACGATGCCTTAAGAATTGTTTGGTTGTTGGTCTAGACCCACCACCAAATTCCGCACCAAAAAATACATCGCCTCTTGTGACCTTGCGTTTCATTCTTCTCTTTGTTTTGATGTTGTATGAAGAAGAGAATTTGCTTGATTTTGATTGGAATGGAGAGTTTTCTTTAAGCTTGATAGTCGGGATGCGATCTCGGCTTGCGCTCATACCCTTCATAACTTCAACAGCCTGACGGCTACGAGTCACAGTCCCAGCTTCGGCTTTAGCTTTATCCAACAAATTCTGTGCCACTTGTTCAGCAGCCTTACGCATTTCATTATTGAAATCAGGATAGGCCTTTGAAGCATCACGCAAAAATTCTGCAATACCAATAATTTGTACAGGATCGTTCCCAGCAGTAATGCTGACCTGTCCTGCTCTACCAAATGCTTGCGCCATACTGCAAGACTACTTGCCTAAATGAATTGCTCTCCAACGCAAATAAGCGAACATCGTGAAGATCATTCGAGGGTCTTCTGCCAGCAACACCGATGGTGCAATACCTGTCTCAACAGACAGGTAAGCAATCATCCAATGGGCTGACTGATCTCCAAAGGGACGATCACGGCATCAGCCTGGTCACCCAACTCCAAAGCCTCAATCTCGTTAATCCACGAATCAAAATCTAAACCAGTACGTTTCGTGCGATGCTCAGAATGCCAAGCCAAGAAACCTAAATCGGTGAGTGTCAGTTCAGCCTCAAACTTCGCAACGCTTTTGCTGAACTTCTGTTCAAACGCAATGAAGTCTGGGAACGCAGCCATGATGGTGCGCTTTGATTGATCTAACGATGACGTTACTTGTAACGCTATTTTCATTTTTCCTCCGCAGGGTTAAGGGTTTGTGAGAAAACTTACGCGCCAGTACCAGTCTTAGTTACTGCACCGTCAACAGGGAAGGTGACATCAAAAGTGGCGAGGTCGCCTACAGCACCGTTGACTGGTGTGTAGCCAACTGGCAACACGTTGAATGAATACTGTGGTTGAGTCGAACCAGCAGTAGCGGTACCGTTTGGCTTAATCACCATTGGTACAGCAGTTCCGTTGTTAAACGCATCATAAAACAACTTTTCAATTGTTGGGTAGTCCTGGTGCATTGACAAGGTGACGCTGTGGTCACGCAAGCCTTGAATGCGGGTTACAGCGTTTGCTGTGCCGAACGCGGTCGTAGCAACTTCTGCAGCCGACAACGTGAGTGCAACAGATGCGACATAAGCCGAGATGTCCGTGTTTGCGGTTCCGAATGTCACGTTTACGTTTGTGAGAACTTGCTTTGCCATGTTGATTACTCCTGCCTTCCGGCACTCGAAGATTTACTAATGAAACTCTACACGCTCGCAGGATTGCGTATCAACTAAG